CATGGCGATAATCTCCCCTTAGAGAGGCCTAAATCCTTGCTGGCGGAAGATTGAATTTACTCAAATCGTATCCGGCCTTAGGCGTTTCCGCCCTCTGCCCTGACCCGCGCAAAGATGAATCCTCTCCGGTTTTTGCGGCCACGTTCAACAGGAAGCGCATCATCGTAGTTCGGTTGGCGCTGCTTTCAGCTGCAAACGCCTTGTCGAATTCGACTTCTGTTTTTCCCCATTGCTTCCATAGCCGCGACACGAGCACTACGCTCGCATCGTATTTGTCGCCCAACTCGGTTTTCAGCGTTTCAGCCGCCTTGGTATTCTCTGCGAGAATCTTGGCGTTGTGCGCTTCCACCATTGAGGTCAACTGAGCATTCAACTTCCCTTGAAGAGCTTGAGCGGTTTTCTTGGGGATACCCTCAGAAAACAAGGTGTCTTCCCAATACTTGTTCCACTCAGGTGCATTCTTCTTCTCAGGGTCTAGCTCATAACCTTCCGGCTTATCGGGCCGTCCGAGTGAGGTGTAGAACTTATCGCGCTCTTCCGGCGTAGCATTCTCGCCCAGTTTGGGGATCGAGTTCGCCAACTTCCCCTCGTACTCTTTGGCTTTGTTCGCCGTTTCGAGATGGGCCTTTGCAAAGTCTCCCACCGTGCGATACGGCTTGAAAGCCTCATTGTCTCTGAGGTCGCTAGGCAAACCCGCTAACCATCCCGGCGTCTGCGTCTGCTGGTTGCCCTGTGCTCCGGTAGTTTCACTTCCCGTTACGGGTTGATTGACGACAACTTCATCTGCCATTTACTGCTCCTTCAAAAATCTTTGGGCCAAGAAAAGACGCGGAACCGAGTGATCGAGCACTCGATTGCCGCGTCTGTCTTACTTTCGCCGCTCTCAGTCTGGCCGGACTCTGAGCGGACCCAAATTGTGAAAAACCAAACTCTATCCGTTCCTGAGCATCACACCGCCGTTGTTCCCGGTATGCACGATTTCAGACATACTGCCGGTTGCGGCCAGGAATGGAACGACTGCGGTATTGGCTGCGTTTCCTGCGATCTGTACGGTGACGCTATAGGTCGCCGTCGCCAGATTCCAGAGAAAGAAGTGATGCCCCGGCTGGCAGGTGGGGAGAACAATCGTCACAGCCCCGGTCGGGGTGATGGTGATGAGGGAGGCTCCGGCCTGCTGCGCATTGAGAGTGATGGTGCTGGCTGCTACGGTTCCAAGGTCAAGCTCGCCATATGTCTCAAGACTCGCCTGCGTCTGAGTAGATTTGGCGACAAACCCGCCGCGCTCCGTGGGAATGCGGAGTGCATCCGCTCCCGGCCAGTTCACACCGCCATACGTTGGACTTGGATTCGCCACTTCAACCCTCCACGATTCCTATTAGAGCATCCACTTCGCTCATTGTACCGCTCATCCTGGCAATTGCAATAGCCACATTGTACTCAATCCGCTCCACTTCGTTGTTCAATGGAACCCCGAAGTGATTTGAAACGAGTATATCACCAAGCACTTTCCGACCCTCAGTCGAGCTAAACACGCTCCGGTAATACTGCTTCATTTTCTTATCGGCAATCTGTCTGGCGTCTTCTTCCGGCGTGTAGTCAATCATTCGCCTGGCTCCTTACCGCCGCCCATCATGGTTTTGAGAGGGCTGTCCGGCTCTGCCGCCTTGCCGGCCAGTGCCGCCGCCTTGGCAATCTTAGGTGCGTTCTCAATCTGCTGCTGCTTCTCCTGCTGCTTCTGAGCCATCTCCCGTATCTGAGCAATGGCCTTTGGGTCACGTAGGCACGTTGCTGGACCGCCTACCGCGTCCCATGCCTCGCGCACCATCTCATCCGTGTCGAGAGCGTGCATGGCGAGAGGATCGAACTGTGTGATTGACGTAATCAGAGCCACTCCGGATTGAATCGCCCGGACCTTCGTTACCCTGGTCTGTGCCTGAGACAAGAGGCCCAGATATTGCACCTTGATTGGCTCATGCTCGGAATCTTGAAGAATTTGCGGAACTTCAGGAATGCGTCCTGCCCTTGCCTCAATGTCGAACACCCTGGCAATCATGGGGTTGAACCCTTCCGATTGCAGGTTACCGACAATGGTTCCGAGCAGCGCCGCCTTCTCGGTCATCAACTCATTGATTTGCGCCGTCACCATACGCTCAGTGGCACCGCCCTGCGCCAATTGCGTAAGCAGGGTGAACACATCTGTGTGGAAGTGCTGGTTGATGATCTGCGCAACTTTGCCCTGATACTCCGTATTGAACGGAAGGTTTTGGACGCCGGTCGTTAGAGGTTGCGGCATGATCTGGCGAATGTCGCCACGGTTGGTTGGGATGAATGTAAAGCCGTTCGGGCCACGCTGAATCTTTCCCCGCTGGTCCTCATACGCCACCATCGGAGGTTCAGCCGCTTTCTGGGCAGTAATCAGATTGGTTCTCCCCATCTGATTGTCCAACGCGATGGCGACCCAAGCATCGTGCGCCGGAGAGCGACCGTAGGATTCGTCTGAATTCTTCCTCCATCTCCAACTCAGTATCGGCATAGAGTCGTAGCCGCCCTCGGACAGCATCTTCAATCCCTGATTCCCGTCAGCGCCGAGAATCTTGCCTCCCTTTCGATACACCCAATCGGATGCCCATTTCTTTCCCTTGGCATCTATGCGCCCAGGGTTGTAATCCTTGCGGGGATAGACCGCATGGAGAACTTCGCGCTGCTCGTGCATATTGCTTTCGTAGTCATGCTCGAAGTTCGTATCGGCCTTCTTCATTTCGTCCAAGCCGAACTGCTGAACGAACTGCCGAAGCGTCATTTTGTAGACGCGATAGTTTGTGTCGACCTGGCCAAATCGGTTTTCCGCGATGAAGCATTCCCGGAAATGGGGAACGGTGAAAATGATGGTTGCCGTCGAAACATCTTCTTCTATCAGCAAGTGGGCCGTACCTGGAGCAGACCCATCACCGATGAATTCCGGCACTACATCATAGAAATTGCTTCGGTTGAACGCTGAATACATCACGTCTTGGCAGTCTTGAATCCACCGCTGGACTTCTGGGTAGGAATCGACTCGCTTTCCGGTCCATGCTCTCATCCGGCTTGTGCACGGGAAGTTTAGTTTGCCGGGAAGTTCCAGTCCAAACCAAGGTTGATTGCGAGAACAGAGATACCCCACCATACCCTTGACCAGAGTGTTGTGGGCAAGCATGGCGGAGTCGGCGAAAATCTCTAATCCGGTGGGCTGGCCGGGCCACAAATCCTTGTCTTGCACGCCCCGCCTGCCGTGGTTGACGTACATGATGATGTTGTCCACCATCCATTCCCACGGAAGTCTTTCTTGTGCAAGCACTTGTAGATATTTCTGAGCATCCTTGGCTCGTTCGTCGGCGGAGCGGTCGTTGAGCCGGGAGGGTGCATATCCCCCGGAGTACATATAAGGCGAGGCTAGACCGACAGAAGCCATTATTCCCCCAATGTCGCTTTCCCTACTGTAGCATTACCGCTGGTCATCGGGCTTTGCAACATCGTGCTTGCCATACCCCGGCGCTGTGTCAATGCCTGAGCCTGAGCCAAAGCCGACGCCTGAGCCGCCTGAGCCGTCTGTTCATTGGTTTGTGCCTGAGTGGGAGCCACGGGTGTGGAAGGCTTGCTGACATCCGCATAGATGCCCTCACCAACAGCCGCTGCGCCGATAATCAATGCCGCTGAAATGCTTCCTGCCATCCTATTCTCCCGTAACCACTATCGTATCACCGCTTCCATCGCGGCGAGACATCAACTGATCGGACTCTGCAAAGACTTCATCCTCAGCCTCTTCAACAGTTCCAAGAGCGGTCGGGTAAATCATCGTCATCTCAACCGGCCCATGAGTCCAAAAGAACTGCTTCCGCCCCGCGCATCCGGGAATGACATTGTATCCGGTCAGCTCAACTCTTTGGTCTCCGATCAACACTGAACAGTCTCCATGAACGATAAGAACAGTTGCCAACTTGATAAGCGAACCCATCATCTTTGTCCCCGGTTGGAGACGAATGGTTCTTGCATACATTCCGCCGTGGAATAGATGTTCTGTGGCGAGTTCGATCTGGGGGTAAGAGAGGATGATTTTGTTGATTTCGTTCAGTTGCTCGAGAACGGCTGGCGAAGCCGGGAACATGGCAATCGGTAAAGGTGCCGTCAATGTGCTCATAGCCACCTCGTAAACATGGTATGGCTGGCCTTGCAACCGGGGCGATGGGACAACACCACATCCAAAGGACTTCCTACCCTGGCGGTGTACAGCAGGGCCACACATCCATTCCTGATCGAGAAGCTCTCGACGGTAGACAGCAGGGCATCTGCGGTGCCAAGTTTCCTGTGAGACGGCAGAGCAAACAGACTTTCTATCGTGGCTATTCTCTTTCCATTGTGCGGCATAACGCCTGCAACCACAGAGACAAATCCTACAAGAACATCATCCGAGTATGCGCCAAAGCAGTGAAGCGCCCCTGAATTCTCCATCGCGGCGTATATCTGGCGCTGTGGGTTGTAGTCGGGCATCACGCAGTCTTTCGAGTAGGCGTCCAACAGTTCTGCCGAGTTGGGAGCATCGAGAATGTCTGCATAACTGACTGGCTTTATCTCAAGCATTGGCGCTCCGTAACCCATAGCTTAGGGGATTGTAATCCGTTTCGCTTCGTGCCGCTAGGAATTGAGCGATCAAATCATTCTTCTCGTTCGGCGGTGAGTAAACCGGCTGCTCCAGGCAGAGGTAGCGAACTGTGTCCGCAAAATCCTTATATCCCTCTTCCGGTTTATCGGTTCCCGCCTTCCACTGATAATTAAACAAATCCTGAGTCGGGCCCCGTTCACCCCGGCAACCTTCCTCTGCGAACAGCAGCGCCGGAACATCTTTGCTCTTAACGGCGCTGTAATGGTTTTGCAGGTATTCTTTCACCCGCTTGTGCCCCAGCGCAATGTCTCCTGCCTCGGAGTGCGAAAGCCGGATGCGTCCGATTCCCGCCTTTTCGAGTTCATCTTCCCACGAGGTATCGTTGAGCTGCGTCCGCGCACCGTACTTTGCATCGAGAACTACAAACGCCGGTTCATAATAGTTGTGTTCTGCCCGTTTCACTTTGACCTGTCGTGCGATCTCTTCCACATTCCCGTTTGCCAAAAGATACGCATAAACGTAGATTCGATTTGCCGGTTTCCCATTTATTGTAATGTCCTCTGGGCTTACTGCCGCAAACAGCCAGCGTGTCGGGCGGGCGTCGTGTGGATCAACTGCCTCAATCCGCATCCAATCGGAGGGTATTTTGAAATCCTTGTAGAGATGCACCGCACGGTCGAGCGTCTTGTATACCAGCCCGCTGAGGTGGCCTTCCTTACCGCCAATATGTGCGTCATACTCCTCTGGATCGGTAAACAGTTTGGCGTACTCTTCTATGCCCGCCCGTGGAATGAAACCCATGATGAGGCCGCACTTAGGGCAATTGTTTACCGGGCGCTCCCCGTGGGGATCAGCCATGTTCACAGGGTCGTTTTCCGGAATATACTCGTCGCACTGCCGGCAATAGTCCTGGCAATTGTCCCAGGTCGTTCCGGTAAAGATCGCAATCTCTTGATCGTCCCCGCCTCCGTTGAACGCCTTCACGGAGAACATATCGTAGAAGTAGGGTTCGCCGTAGAGCGGGGTCATGGCGAACCAGGAGGGAGCGTTGGTCGTGACCTTGCCGCGCTCTGCCGCAATTAGTACATCTTGCGGGGGAGGCTCGTCCCATCCGTAGTGGTCATAGTCGATTCCAAGAAATGAGTCTGCCAACTGGTTATA